ATATTGGGAATAGCTAAGTAAATATTATTGAACTTATGGAAGATTACTAAATATAAATGGCACCCTCCAGGGTGCTTTTATAATACATAAAATTCGGATCATTAGTTCAGCGGTAGAACATTCGCCTCATAAGCGAAATGCCACAGGTTCGATTCCTGTATGATCCATTAAGAATAAATCAGAAGTGGAGGTGAGTCCAAGTGACGGAAAAGCAGAAGAGATTTTGCGATGAATACTTAATTGATTGTAATGCCACTCGGGCTTACAAGACGGTATATCAGAACGTTAAAAGCGATGAGGTGGCAAGAAAAGCCGGAAGCAGATTGTTGACAAATGTAGACGTCAAAAACTATATAGCTGATCGAATGGAAGAAATTCACAACGAAAAGACTGCAGATGCACAGGAAGTAATTGAGTATCTGACGTCTGTTCTTCGTGGAGAAAGCACTGCACAGGAAATTGTAGTTGAAGGAACCGGTGATGGCTGCAGCGAAGCGAGGACGATGGAAAAATCCCCGTCAGAAAAAGAACGATTAAAGGCTGCAGAGCTCCTGGGTAAAAGATATTCACTGTTCACTGATAAAGTTGAAACAGATGTAGATATGGACCTGAACATCACGATCGATTACGGTGAGGATGATACCGGATGAAAATAAAGGTAGAAGCAAATGCCGGTTTCAAAGAGGTTGATTGCAGTAAAAAACGCTACATCGTGATGAAAGGTTCTGCCGGATCCGGAAAGAGCGTGGATACAGCGCAGAATTACATCCTGAGACTAATGAGAGACAAAGGAAGAAACCTTGTAGCAATGCGAAAGTCTGATATCACCAATCGAGACAGTACATTCGCAGAACTGACCGGTTCTTTGTACAAGATGTTTGGGGATAAGGCTGATGCTTACTGGAAGATTAACAGAAGTCCATTAATGCTTACATGCAGACACAATGGCAACCAGATCATATTCAGGGGAATGAATGATGATAGACAACGTGAGAAGTTGAAATCTATTACATTTCCAAAGGGCAAGCTTACGGACGTGTGGCTGGAAGAAGCTACAGAATTCACGCAAGCAGATCTGGAAATTATCGATGACCGTTTGCGTGGTGAGCTTCCACCAGATCAATTTTATCAGATCAGAATGACCTTCAACCCGGTGAATAAGAATCACTGGATCAAGAAGGTCTTTTTTGATATCCCGGACACGAATGTACTTACCCATCATTCGACCTATCTCGGTAATCGGTTCATTGATAATGCGTACCGTGAACGAATGGAACGTAGAAAGATTGTGGATCCAGAAGGCTATCAGATCTATGGTCTTGGAGAATGGGGCGAGATTGGGGGATTGATTCTTCACAACTGGGAAGTCCGGGAAGTATCACAGAATCTCAACGATTACGATGATGTAGCTATTGGACAAGACTTTGGTTTCAATCATGCCGATGCAATATTGCTGGTTGGTATCAAAGATGAAAATATCTATATCATCGATGAAATATATGAGCATGAGAAAGAAACCGCTGAAATCATACCAATAGCCATACAGCATGGCATACCTACCAAGAAAATAATGTGGTGTGATAGTGCTGAACCAGATAGAATCCAGGAATGGAACAAGGCTGGATACAGGGCAAGAGGTGTTGACAAAGGCGGTTCAAAAGGCTCGGTAAATGCACAAATCGATTGGCTGAAAGGCTCGGTCGGTAAGGACCATACTATCAAACGCAGGATTTATGTTGCCCCTCACTGTGTCAACACGATCAAGGAACTACAGCAATGGAAGTGGAAGAAGGATGAAAGAACGGGTGAATACCTGGATGATCCGGTTCCGGTTATGGATGATGCAATGGCAGCACTGAGATATGCAATAGAAGGATGGCGTAAGGCTAGTAGATGGCTGATGTAAAAAGAATAATGACAATTGACGGACGGCGTGCACAGCACCAGCGGTTTTCAGAGTCTTAGGGCGGGCTCAATCTTTTTCCGTTAAGAAACTTGCATCGTCGCGGATGCAACCTCCTTTCACGGTCACAACTGGTGGTCGGTTATGGTGCTGGCAGGACTGTCATTTAGATAAATACAGGGCTTATAGCTCAGTGGTAGAGCAGTGGTCTTTTAAGCCATATGTCACAGGTTCGATTCCTGTTAAGTCCTATTGATTAATCGAAGAAGGAAGGTGTAAAGGTTGCTGAGTGTATCAGAGATACAGAAATTTATAGATAATGACATTGTATCAGAGAAGAAAAAGTTTGCCGGTGTTGGTCAAAGATACTACGAAGGCGAACACGACATAAGAAAATATAGATTATTCTACTACAATGCTGATGGAAAACTGATAGAAGACAAGGTGCGGTCGAATGTTAAGATCAGTCACCCGTTCTTTACTGAGCTTTCGGATCAACTGTCAGCCTATATGCTTTCGTTTGATGAAAACCCAATGGTTGCCAAGGATACGGCGGAAGGGTTACAGGAGCATCTGGATAACTATTTTGATGATGAGTTCTGGTCAGAGATTGGCGATGTGATCACAGGGTCATACACGAAGGGATTCGAGTATCTGTTCGCATATAAGAATGCCGATGATCGGCTTACATTTATGTGTGCAGACAGCATGGGCGTAGTAGAGTGCAGAGAAAAGGATACTTCAGATCATAAGCGATACATTATATATCACTATGTGGACCGTATAGAACAGGGAAAGAAAGTAATCCGAAAGATTCAGGTATGGTCTGAAACAGAAACATTTTATTATATTCAGGATGTTCTGAATGGAGAGATTGTTCAGGATGAATCTGAACCGGTGAATCCAAGACCACACATCGTATTTACTGATCAGAAGACAGGTAAGAAGATGGGGTGTTCGCTGGGATATATCCCGTTCTGGCGATTGGATTACAACAAAAAGCAGTTTAGTGGATTGAAACCAATCAAGGGCCTGATAGATGATTATGACATCATGCAGTGTGGATTATCTAATAATCTAAAGGACTTCGACACTCCATTGTATGTGGTGAAAGGATTCCAGGGGGACAACCTGGATGAGCTGCAGCAGAACCTGAAAACCAAGAAGATCGTTGGAACAGATTCTGAAGGTGATGTAGAAGTTAGAACTGTAGACATTCCATATCAGGCCCGTAAGACAAAAGCCGATGAAGACGAGAAAAATATATATCGTTTTGGTATGGGATTCAATTCATCACAGGTCGGAGATGGGAATATCACAAATATTGTGATCAAAAGCAGATACGCATTATTGGATCTGAAAGCGAATAAGCTCGAAAGAAGATTAAAAAAATTGTTGAAACAGCTTCTAAAGGTTGTTTTGGATGAAATCAATCAGCAGAACGGGACGGGCTATCAGATTTCAGATGTCAAGTTCGAATTCACACGATCTATCATGATGAATGAATCGGAGAATATAGCGAATGAAAAGACAGAAGCAGATATCCAACAGGTAAGAATCAATACAATCTTGAATATGGCTGCACAGATTGGTGATGAGCAGACACTGAAAGCATTATGTGACGTTATGGACTGGGATTTTGATGAGTTGAAAGAACAGCTGAAGAATGCAGACAGCAGTACAGCACAGGATGCAAGAACAGCATTAAGTGCTATTGTACCGGATGATCCTGACAATCCAGATGATGAACCAGTCGAGGAATAGGTGATAGGCTATGAAGTACCGTGAGAAGATTGTTCAGATGGAGTTTCTTGATGATGAGGAACGTGTGATCAGACGGCTACAGGCTGTATATAATCAATCTCTAAAAGATATTACACAGAAGGCTAATGCTCTTCAGGAAGAAATCTATAAGATACAGGATAAATATAATTCTATTGAGGATGAACAGGAACGGGAAACGCTAAAGAGCATGGAACGCTCAAAGGTGTACCAGAAACAATATCAGGATTCGCTTAAGACGCAAGTGAGAGGCATCCTGGATAAAATGCACCAGAAAGAATTTAAGACCGTTAATGAGTACCTGAATGGGTGCTATAACAAAGCTTTTACCGGGAATATGTATGTACTGCATGGTGAAGGGATTCCCTTGATCGTTCCGATCGATCAGGAGAAGGTGGCACGTGCGGTGCAGATTAATAGCAAGATCAGCAAGGGATTGTACTCGCGATTAGGTGAGGATGTAGATCTTCTGAAGCGGAAGATTACAGCGCAGATCAGCCGGGGTGTGGCTACAGGTATGAGCTATTCGCAGATGGCGCAGCAGTTGGCTGGATATACCAAGACTGGTTACAACAATGCTGTCAGGATCACAAGAACGGAAGGGCATAGAATACAGCAAGAATCCACGATGGATGCCTGTTATGCTGCAAGAGAGCGTGGAGCTGATGTTGTGAAGCAGTGGGATGCCACAATGGATGCCAATACCAGAGAATCACATCAGATGGTTGATGGTGAAGTCAGGGCACTGGACGAGAAATTCAGCAATGGATTGATGTATCCGGGAGATCCATCAGGAAGTGCAGCGGAAGTAATCAACTGCAGATGCATACTTTTGCAGCGTGCAAAATGGGCATTGGATCAAAAAGAACTGGATCGGTTGAAAGAAAGAGCTTCTTTTTACGGATTGGATAAAACAAAGAGTTTTGATGAATTCAATAAAAAATATATAGGAACTGTGGAAAATTCTAAAGGCAACAAAATAAAGATGGATTTGCAATTTTTTGCGAAAATCCCAGATGAGAAATTAACGGAATATGCATTAAATTTTGAACATCCTACAGGTAAAGAAAAAGCAAAAGCTTTTAAAGAAGCACTTGGATATACAAAAGAAAGTTATACAGACTTAAAAACAAAAATACTTGATTCTTTTGATGAAAAAGAGTTAGTATATAAGAGAGAAGACAAATACGGAAAGCGCTATGAGCAGATTATGCAGATAACAGGACCGAATGGAAAAACAGCAAATGTATTAACAGCATGGATTAAAGATAACGACAACGCTGAACCAAGGCTAACATCGATTTATGTAGACAAGAGGTGAGAACTATGAAACAATATGATGTAGTTAAATTAAAGGATGGGCGAATAGGGACCATAGTTGAACTTTTTGAAGATGCTTGCGAAGTTGACATTGGTGATTCTCCTACTAACTGGGAAACAATTACTGTTGATAAGAAAGATATTGAAAAAGTATTATAGATACCACTGATCATAATGATTGGTGGTATTTTTGTACTCATTTTTAAGAAAGGAAGAGGTAAAAGAACATGAGATTTGACAAAGCATTTAAAATAATGAAGCAGGGAAGCAAAGTGAAACTTCCATCTTGGGGCGGTTATTGGTTTTGGTCAAAAGAGAAACAGACTATTATCATGCACACAAAAGATGGCGAAGAACTGGATATCAGAGAGACACAGATTCCAGATTATACGTTTGGAAATATCTGTTCTGATGAATGGGTGCTGGCAGATGGAGAAAATTGTCCGGAACTGGGAGGAGAAGCTACATTTTCATTTGGGGAAGCAATTAAATATCTGAAACGTGGAATGAAAGTGGCACGTAAAGGTTGGAATGGTAAAGGAATCTATCTGGAAATGTATTCGCCAGAAGTCAATCTTGAAACTATTGCAGAAGCAGTGCATAACGCATGGTGGGAAGAAAAGAAAAAACAGGGAGTTACAGATCACCCGGATATGATTCCATATTCTGAACTGAGTGAAGAAGTGAAAGAATACGACAGAGTTACAGCAAGAACAACTATTGAAGCATTCAATTATATGACGCATTCGTTCATATATATCAACACTACTGGATTACAGACAGAAAATCCTTATGCGCCTAAAAATAAAGTGCCGTGGACAGCGTCTCAGGCTGATATGCTGGCAGAGGATTGGAAATTTGCAGAATAGGAAAGGCGGTGATCCAATTATCTCCCAGCTATGGGTGAAATAGTGGGTGGCGGGTGGCAAGGACAAGGATATATTGATTTAAGGCATCGAAGGATGTCTTTTTTTAATGCCATTTCATCCACAGGGATGTAAAACACTATTCCGCAGATCATGGACGAGACATGTAAAAAGCGTAAGAAAGGGGAAATACAAAATGACATTAGAAGAATTATTAAAAAAGCAGGGGTTATCGGATGAACAGATTAAGGCGATTACAGCAGGCATGAAAGAGAATAAGATTTACACTGCCAGTGAGGAAAATCTGGATATTCGATACGGAAAACTGAAGACAGACTACGACAACCTGACAACTCAGCATGGAGAATCAACGAAATTGATTGAACAGCTGAAGGCAGGAACAAAAGATAGCGATAAGCTTCAGGAAAAGATTACAGCATATGAAACACAGGTGGCAACACTGCAGAAAGAACTTGATAATACAAGGCTTGAATCTGCTATCAAGGTTGCACTTATGGATGCAAAGACAGATGATGTCGGCTATATGGCATTCAAGCTTAAAGAAGGCGGATCACTGGAACTTGATGATGATGGAAATATTAAGGGGATTGATGAGAAGATTTCCAACTTAAAGACTCAGTATCCAACTCATTTTGATTCAGGGCATAATCCGGGACCAAGAGAGATTGATCCGAAACCGCTTCCAGAGGGTGATCACAATAATGATGTACAGCCGAAGAATCTGGCTGATGCGCTTCGTATGCAGTATGAAGAAAATGAAAAATAGAAAGGTTAAAATGGTGAAAGTCAATGGCACTTATGCTGAATGATATGAAAGAAGGCGTATCTGATAAGGTAGCCGAGAAGGTAGTAGATACTTTCTTAAGAGAATCAGAAATCTTACAGATGTTACCGTTTGATAATACAGTAAGTCCGCAGGGCGGATCTACACTCACATATAGCTATATGCAGAAACAGATTCCATCAACAGCTGCATTTCGTAAATTAAATGCGGAATATACAGACAGTGAAGCAAAACTTGTAAAGAAATCAGCTGACCTGAAAATCTTTGGTGGAAAATTCAAAATGGATCGT